CTCTGTGAGTGTGAGCACACCTCTGTGCTCATCTTGTTTTGTTTGTTTTCTGTTGTTTGTTTGTTCTGATTCCTCGGCGATTCAGGTTTTGGGTTTTCCCATTATTGAGTGAGCAAGGTTTGGAGTAGGGTGGCGACCCTTACATTACTTTTTGCTTGCACCTCGTCTCTGCCTTCTTGGTTTCCTTGTGAACGAGCATCTTGCTTAGGTGGATTAGCATGTTGTAGCTTCCTCGGGTTGGTATGGTTCTCATGGTTGTCCGCCAGTCAAAGTCTGGGTTGGAGACATAGAGAGTCCCCGGTAGCAGGTGAGGTAAAGGTTGTCCCACGGGTCCGGGTTCGTCCGTCCGGGGTTCAACTCTCCTACCCTCCTAGAGGTTGTTACGATAAACCATGGGTTTTGAGCTAAGGTCCCCTGAATATTCAGAATGCCTTGCCATTTTTCTTGGATGTCTCCTTGAACGTTGTACTAGTCAGAACTCGTAAAGTTTAGGCTTCCCTCCTGGGTAGTAGGCACCCTTCTTTACATCCTATACAATTTAAAATGTTTGCCACTTTTATTATCCTTGCTGCTTGGTTCAAGATGCCTCCTTTCCTCTCTGTGCCTTTTACGCTCTTCTTTGGTTCTGTTACTGCAGTCTCCGCCCTTCTTTTAACTTCTGCCGGGTCTTTGTCTTGGGCGCCTGAAATTGGGCCTTTCGGTGGTTTCTACCTTCAGCTTTTTGTTTATGGCCTTAATCGTTTCTTCCTGTATTTTGTTAACATGGCTGGAGGCTATGACGGTTATACAGAATTCCTTTTGGTTTGGGTTTTAGCTCTCCCATTTTGGACTAAGCTGTCTAGGACTTTCGCAGGGTTCGTTATCCGTTCTGTCTTTTTCTTTATGCCCCTCCTTTATTTTGGCTTTGTCTTCCTTTTCATGGCTCTTATCCTTTTAGGGTTCGAGTGTGTCGGGATCTCTTTGGTCTCTTCTTTTCTATTTGGAGTACCCCTCTTTGTCCTTTTATTTAGTGGGGTTTGTTTGGTAATTTTATCGTCCTTTGTTCTTACCTACTTCTTATTTTATATGGCGGTTCTTTCAGAAGTTGGTTTGGTCTCAGGAGGAATGGGGGGCCGCGTCCTCTCCTTCGTCCTAGGGTCAATGTACGATGATTCTGCCCCCTTCATGGCAGGTGCCTTCATCTGGTCTGGCCTTGGACAGTGGGTCTTGGAGTTTTTATCTGACGTTTTCTTTACTGTCCACCTTCTTCGATTCATTCTTTACCGTTTCCGCCTTTTCCAGCAGTGGCTTTTGGGGTTTTTGTCTTATTTTGTTCGCTCTTACGTGGCCCTTTCGTCAGAAATCTCTTGGCTTACCTTCTTAGTGGCCAACAATACTTCGACTGACTTTGGTGTCACATGGCAGTACGCTTTAGATATTGGTATCCCATGGTTTGTGAGGTACCCTCTCTTCGTTCCGTGCTATCTTTATACCTTTTTGGATCGTTACGCTAGTGGGAGCCCCCCTTCCTATTCCGGGACTCTTACTATGGTCCCTTATCAACATCGGCCTTTTAGGTTTACTGGTGGTTTTGCCTTTTTGGGGTTTTCTTCCAATCTTTTTGAATTTTGGGCCTCTTCCTTCCTTGGCCCGTTCCAGGTTTTTGTGGATTACCTTTTGTCTGATTGGATTATACCTGTTTTGGAGATGTCCACTATTATCTTCATGACCTGGTTTATTCACATGGTTGACTTTTCTATTTTGGGTCCTCGTGTGCAATTAGATAGGGTCGAGCCGTCCGTTGTCGTGCTTAGATGGTCCTTGTTTTGTCTGTCTCCCTTCTTAGCCCTACTTGGGTCGGGCCCTTTCTTTCTTTTCTTAACACTTATTGTCTTGTCTTTTGTTTGGGTCCTTCTTTTCCTTGGAGCTTCGTTTATTCCTAATTGGTCATCTTTGGTTGTTTGGGGGCTTGTTTTCTTCCTACGTCCCGCAATGGACTTTTTCTACTGTTTTACTGTTGCTTTTCGTAGGAAGGTCCTTACTGTTTTTGCTGCTACTGGCAAGCGTCAAACTTTTTATGCCTCATTTATTCGTTTTTATGCGGGTGCCTATGTCTGGGCTATTACTAGGTTGGATTTATTAGGAAGAGGTCACAACCCTGTGGTTGCCACCTATACCTTTCGTAGAACTACTCATATCTTTAGATTTCGCGATGACCTTCCCACTGATCCTGACCAACTTTATTTGTTGGGTCTGTCCCTTTTTATGAGGGGTTCTCGTGCTCTGCAGCGTACCCTCATTGTCATGGTCACGACTATTTTCGTAGTCTATTGTATTCTCCTTGTTTTAAAATTCTTTGTTTACAGGCCCTTAAGGTTCTTTATTCTTTATTTATGGAGAGTTTTGTTGATTGCTATCTGTCTTGTACTTGTGCCTGATGCAACCTTCGTTTTACTGTTGTCTGGTTTACATTATACTTATTTATTTTTGACGGTTATTCTTCCGTCTCTCCCTTACACTGAGTTCCTAAGTTTGACCCGTTATACTTTACGGTCTCTGGGGATTCACTTGTGGTTTGGTGTCCGTGTCTGGGAAAGGACTTTGGATCCTTCTATTACTGATCCTTTTACTGATTTTGATCTTGGGGCTTCGTTCCCCGCTTTCACGCGTGAGCGCTACCTGGACGTCGTGCGTAGACGTGTCAATGGATTTTTCGACACACTTCACCGACTACGTCTTCCCGAATTCGTTCAAGCTCAATGGCAGTCTCCGACCCCGGAACTTCTACAGGATAATTACCGCAGGTTGGCCCAGTTAGGGTGGCCGATAGACCCTTCCTTTATTGATTCCATTCGTGATCCTCGTGACGATCCTTATCTCGATACCTGGGCCTCCCTAGGTGTTCGTCTTCTGATTGTCACTAATCATATTGTGCCTGTACTTAGAGCCAAATTCGGCATTCCTGATGAAATGCGGATTTTCTGGGAGTCAGCCACGACCGCTGAACAGGCTGGCTATTATCACTCTTTTAGTTTCACCTCCATTTTGGCTGAAATTCGTTCCCTCGCCAGGTATGCTACTGGTAATATTGACCGACACCGCTTGTCTGCGGAGGAGTCCTCCGAGATTGTCGATGATGTTTGGGAATTGGTGAAGGCCCAGTTTGCTGAGAGTGACTTGGCCTCTCCTGAATGGGTCTTCCGGAATTGGGAGAAGAATTTTAACATGGGATTCGGTTTCTCGCAGGGTGAGGGGAAACGTAAGCGTCAGGCCCGGCGGAAAGAGATTATTGAGAAAGTTGGGGGTAAGGGCCCTTTCCTTTCTCTCTGGAAGCGTACTTTTCGTGAGGCCTCCTCCCTCGTTACAATTTCTCCAGCCTTTACAAAGATGGAGACCTTGAAACTTAAGAAAAAGCTTGCTGGCGCTGTCCGCACCCCCGTGGGCTCCTCTTTCACCCACCATATACTTTCTACCGTTTTCTCTTATATGCCCAATCACCATTACAAGGTTTGGGAGACTCCTATGAAGGTTGGCATGTCTTTTAATGGGCAGAATTTTGGCCGGCTCTGGGAGTCTCTTTCTCGGCATTCTTACGTTTGGGCTGGTGACATGACGGCCTTTGATTCGACCGTGCCCGGGGAAATTCTTGCTGTTGTTGCGGAGGTTCGGAAGCTTGGTTTCTCATCTCACAAGGATTTTCACCGTATTGCTTCCCTCATTGACATCGCTTATGAACAGCTTTTGCACCAGCCGATTGGACTTAAATCCACTGGCTCTGTCTTTGGTAAGGATCAGGGCTTCACTACCGGCCACAGCTCCACTTCACCCGATAACTCTTTGGCTCTTGTGATCATGTACATGTTTGCTTGGCGTCGTATCACTGGTCTTCGTGCCCGTGAGTTCGCCCAGTATAACACCCTCATAAATTTTGGGGATGATCATGTGCTTGGTTGGGAACCTGTATTCGGTTGGACACCTTGGGCTGCCTCCCGTGCCATGGCTGAATTGGGAATTGTCATGAGGGACGAGGGGCTGGGTGAAAATGCTCTCCCCGGTCTCGCCACTTCCAATGAATTACAGGCCTGGCTTCGAGTGGCTGAACCTTCACTCTCTGAGGAGGCCTTATCCTCTAAAGTGTCTGAACTCATGATTAGGAATGTCACACCGGGAGCTACCAAGATTTCCTTTTTGGCTAAAGTGCCCTTGCCAAAGGTCGGTAAGGTTCTTGCTGACTTGAATTCCGCCTCCATTGATCTTCCTTTTGCTTTCGCCACTTGTCACGACCGTGAGCGCTTGCTTGGTAAGATTAAGGGAGAAATGTTTGCTAATGCCCCCCCTGCGTGGAGGAGGTCCCGTCTTTTGTCCTATATGGATCTTTGTGCACATCACGAGGATGTTTTCCTTCTCTTGGAGCAAGCTATTCATTCACTTGACTCCAAATATGGGTCCAACCCACATTATAAGGCTTCCTTAAAGAGTATGCCTCGTATGTTATCGTATTCCCAGGTCTTACAACGTTGGTACTCTGAGGCTCACGTTATTTCTAGGTCGGATGCTACTGAATATGGATTCGGCCCTGTAGATGTTCATTCTTTATCTCTATTTGATCAAGTCGACAAGCTTATCCTTTGGCTTTCTGACTTTACTACTATTTGGGCACCTCGTGTTGTTAATTCCAGGTGGGAAACTCGGATTATTGATTCCTTCCCCGGGGTGTTCAGTTGGCCTTTGGCACTTATAATTTCAGCCAATCGTTTGGGACCCAATTCTTCTGTACTAGGCATGCAGATGTTATCTAGCACCCCTTATAGGTCTGTCATACCTCGTGTGCCAACCTTGGACGTCACCGCACCCAATCTGACTTCCCTTTATGTTAGACATTGGATGGCTTGTTTTCTGTTTTCTTTGGGCTCGGCTTTGAGATCTTTCCATCCTTTTACTACTCTCCTGATATTATCGGATAGGTTTGTTGGTAATTTATTGTTCACTTATTTTGCAAGGGTGCCTGGTGCTCTGGCCGAACCGACATTGGACCTGTATACCCTTGCCGTGGTTGGGTTTTTGTCTTTTGTCACTTTCCCACCTCTTCTAGATGAATTTTTCCTTTCTTTTTCTTTTGTGGACATACCCTTACCCAGTGTTTTGATGGGACTGTTCGTCGAGTCCATCAAAAAGACCCTGGCTACCCAGGGTTCCGTCGACCTCCAGCCCTTTTGGGCTGAGGTTGAAGCTGGTTCATTGAGGGATGGCATTATTTTAAGTGCCCCAACTGGCATTGGCAAGTCTACCAAACTAATGGCTCAACTAGTTGGTAAGACTTACAAGACTGTTCTTGTGGTCGTGCCTCGTGTTGTCATTGCTGAGTCCGTTGGTGAGTATATGGCGAGGCAGTATCCCGACATTGGCGTCGGTATTCACACTTCTAATGTGCACCCTAGGGTTTCTGATCGTCTTATATATTTGACTCCCCAGGCTTTCCTCCTTGGTCAGGGTTACCATGTGCCCTCTCGTTTCTTGGTGGTTGTCGACGAGGCACATGTTGATGAAATTTTCCACCAACATGTGCCCATATTTTTACGATTGAGGAAGTTTGAACACTGTTTAGTTACAGCCACGCCTCCTCCGAACGCTCCTTATCCCACTGTTCGACTGCCTTGTGTGCCGAGGTACCAGGTTAAAACCTTTTCCGGGCCCGAATTAGTGGCTCTCTCCTTTCCAGACTACCTTCGGAAGGCACGTGACATCTGTCTTAGAGTTCCAACTTCCCAAAAGGTCCTTGTTTTTATTCCCTCCGTTGAAAGGGCTAGGGAATTTGCTTTAACTTCTGATCGAAAATCCTGTCTTCTTTCATCCGTGACCAAGAATATAGACCCTGATGCTTCCTTATTTGTTGCCACTTCTGTTGCTGACGCGGGCATCACTTTACCCGACGTTCGGCACGTTGTCACTTCTGATGTGGAAATTTCTGTCAAGGTTTCTCGTTTCAAGGATGGGGTTGCGCCTAGTTCTGGTATTTCTATTTCTTATTACTATTTATCAAAATTGATCTTGACCCAGAGGCGTGGGCGTACTGGTCGCACTTCTGATGGTTACTTTTACAATATTCATTTGACTAGTATGGGTTCCGGTCCTATTTTGGATTCTAAACCTAATTATTCTACGGATGAGATTCACAATGAGTTGGGTCAGGCTTTAACTCTTTTCCCTGAGGAGGTTGTTAACCTTCCCCCCAACGCAAAGTTCCATGCCCAACGTGAGGCCGCCCGTTTCTGGGGACGGGAAGCCGATTGGTGGAAACTATTTTCGTCGGCCATTACTCTGAACACGGCTGGCAACCCCTTAGAGGCGGCTCAGTCCGTCTTAGCTGGTCAGACTGCCCTCAGAACCAACCTCACCCAGGATATCTTTTGGTATGAGGATTGGGAATTACCCGATAATGCTCAGTTTATAGATGTGGACTTAGATTTTGATTATTCTAATTATGATGAAAAACACCATTGGGCCAATATGTTAGCTTCTTGTGGTGTGACTGAAGCCGGCCTAAAAGGCTATTTGACTTCTTTAAATGTAGATTCCGAGGCTTTTATCACTGTACTTCGTGCAGACTTGCATTTAGCCATCTGGTCTCTACCCATAGACAAGTGGCATGGTACCCTACAGTTTACCATGCTTTGTCAGGAAGTGGCCAAAGTCTTTGGTCAATTGGGCCTTGCCCTCCCTCTAGGGTCTTTAGCCTTGGCTTCCGACATCCCAGAAGAGTCTGATGTGCCTGCCGCACGTCCTTCCGCCGTACAGCCTGAGCCTGTTGCTGGCCCTTCACGCCCTCCTTTTAGGGCTCCCCGGTATGTCGGTCCCATTTCTGCAGTGCGGACCGACCTGGAAATTCTGCAGCAGCTGAAGTGCAGTGCTCAGACTTTTTCTGACGTTGCTTTCCGTTTGTTCGGATGGGACTCTGATAGGCTTTTTGCCTTAATCAGACTCTACCCAGACCACCCAATTTTTACCTCCCTTTGGGAGGAGTTTATTTTGGTGGATGAGGTTCCCGACTATTGGATGGAGGAACAATTCCCGGCTTTTGTTATGCCCGGAAGTTTTCCTTCGTCCTAGAGCTAGTATCTTAGAAAGTATTTCCTTTACTTTATTCTTTACTATTTCTTTCTTTTCTTTGCGCCTTGGTGTTCGTGTTTGGAACTCTTCTTCTATGAAGTTAGAGACGTACAATTATTTTACACCGAGTTATAGAGGTTTTTCTCGGAAGTTGTGGGGAGATCCCTTCTTTCTAGTTTAGTTGGCCAGCCAGTATTATGACTTGCCTCCTTTCCCGCTTTCCC